GAAGCCGAGGATCTTGGCGATGGCGATGCCCTGGTTGTTGCCGTAGTCGTCTTCCTCTTCGTCCCAAGAGGGATTGCCGAGGTCGGCCATGCCGAGGGCCTGGGCGCCGCAGAACAGCACCTGGCAGCCGTCGATCGCACCGCCCGCACCCCACTTGTTGCCCGCGCTTGCGTTGCGGGTGTTGTAGACGTGGCGGAACTCGTGCAGATACAGCCCGTCGACCTTGATGGTCGAGCCGCTGAACAGCGGGTTGTCCGAGTCGCGAGTCTGGGCGTGACGCAAGTTCTGCATGAAGGTCGAATCGAGCTTCAGCTTGGCCATGGCCTGCGGGGTGAAGAAGACGTGGAAGGTCTCCTCACCGCCCGCTTCCTTGATGCCGCGAACGTAGTTGTCCTTGGCATACGCCTTGAGCTGGACCAGCATTTCCCAGGTCGGCGTGTCTTCGGCCGCAACGTCAGCCGTGGCACCGCCGATGATCAGACCGTTGGTCTTGTCCCAGCGCGCGACACGCTTCGAAGACGGTGCGGCCACGTCGGCAGCGAACTCGAGGTTCTTCAGATCCGAGCCCACGCGGACGGCACCCGAGTTGGTCATCGTGTAGGACACGCCCGACATGGTCAGGAAGGCCAGCTGGTCCATGCGGTCGGACAGCCAGTAGGCGAGCTTGTCGCGAGACTCGGTGCGGAAGTTCACGATGGACTTCTGCTCGGCCATGCGACCTTCGTTGTGGTTGGCGTTCCGCACCTGGTCGATGCGAATCACCTTGTCATAGGACTTGAGTCTTTCCTCGCGGCCCTTCAGCGTGTTGTCACCGACAACACCGTCGCCTTCCATGTCGGCGATCAGGGTGAGGACTGCGCGTGCGCCCTTCTCGGTCTTCTTCAGCTCCGTGACGTGCTGAATCATCGAGTTGGGGCCTTTGCCCAGGAACTTGTTGGTGAAACTGAGGTTGCGCGACTGCGACCAGAAATCCATCGACCATGCGGTCTTTTGTTCACTGGTCAGCAAGGTGAAATTAGTGTTGGCCATTGCGGGGCTCTCCATCAAAGAATCGAACGGTTCTGACGCGCTCTCACGGCGTCTTGCGGTGCCTGTGTCGCTGGCAACGTGCGAAACGAACGACTTTTGACGGAGACGAACCGGCTGGCTTATGAGGCTCTCAGCTTGAGCCGCGCTCTTTTCGCCGAGCAGGCGGGCAGTGCAGGTGCTTCGCTCGGGAGACCTCTATCCAAAATCAAGGTCGCCCGAGCTAAGCGGGGTGACCCCGTAACGTGGGGTCAGGCCGGCTCCGAGTGGGGCGGAGCGGGGTACACGAGGTAGCGTGTGCCTGCACTCTAGCAGAGTTCGTGAGAGTATTGCAAGCCATGCAGAACAGCTAGACGAAGATCACCCCCTTTCAGTTGCCCTGGTCCTCATTCGATCCGCTCGCGGTAGAGCTGCTCGGCAAGCAGGTAACCCTCGAGTTTCCAGATCTTGTCGAATGCGTCCTCGTAGGCGTACTTGCGGCCCTGCGCCGCATCGAAGTTGTCCGGATTGACGCAAGCACTCTCGCCGGTAATGACGAAGCCGTTGACCATCGCGATCTTGCAGATGGTGATCCTCGTGCCGTCGAGACGGATGTAGTCGACGTCCTTGACGCGCTTCTCGATCCACTCCTTGGTGACCATTGTCCTCATTTCACTTCTCCTTGTTGTTGAACGCATGCACGACGGCGCGGAAAATGAAATCCTTGGCCTGCTGCTCGCGCGGTAGCTCGGCGAACGGCACCATGCACGGGTGCTCCTTCTTCTCGGGATCCTTGACCGGCCCCCAGATCCACCCTTCGGAGACCTTCTGGCTCATCCACGAGACGTGGCTCGCCTCGGGGGCCGAAGTCACCACTCAGGTGCAGGTCGGCGCCCATGCGCGCCGACGAGCGCTGCCACTCGGGCGCGTCCTCCCAGGCCGGCTGCGTGAAGTCGCCGAGGGTCTGGCAGTAGGCGCGGTTCACCTCGTGGCAGGCGCGGGCGATGCGGTCGATGTAGTCGTAGCTGTTCACATTAGATCTCCACGCAGACGAGCCCTCGTGCTCTCGGGCAGCGCCATGTACTCCTCCTGAGTCATCTGAGAGATGTCGGGGAGCTTCTTCTCTCCGAGCTTGTCAGAGTCGAGGCCGACATCCTTGGTCGACGGCGGCTGCTTGTCCTTGGTCTCGAGGTTCTTCTTGACCTGCTCGGTCTTGCGGTCATCCTCTACCTTCTTGGCCGCAGCGGCAGCAGCGAGCCCTTCGTCCTTGTCATTGGACTTGCGGCCCGCGCCCTGCATCTCGATGGTCTCAGCAGCAGCCTTCTTGAGCGCCTCGGACGGGCTCAGCCCCTCTTCACGCATGATGTCGCGCTGCAGAGCCACCGTCATGCGGACAAGCCGCTCGTTGTACTCCTCGCTCTTCGGGTTCAGCACCGGATTCTCGGCTTCGAGCTGGGCCACTGTCATGTTGAAGCGCTCCTGTTCAAGTGCCTGGGCGGTGACCTGCTGGCTCTCGCCGCGCATCTCGACCTTGGCAATCTCGCGCTCGCTGTGACGGATCTGCTTCATCACCTCGGCGGCTTTCTTGACGTCGCCGTCGAGCAGCAGCTGGGCGTGCTGCTCTTCGAGCTTCGAGACCTTCTCTTCGAGCTCTTCGACTTCCTTGACCTGCGCCTCCTTGTGCTTCGACTGCTCGGTCTTCTCGAGCTCTTTCAGGCGGGCCTCGGCCTCGGCCGCGCGGCGCTCGGCGGCTTCCTTGGCCTCGCGCTCCTTGCCCACCGCTTCGTCGAAGCGCGACTTCGGGATCTTGGCCTCGAACTGACCGCTCTTCGGATCCTTCGGGTGCTTTTCCTCGTCGGTCTTGCCCTCCTCGGCAGCCTTCTCCTCGGCAGCCTTCTCCTCGGCAGCCTTCTCCTCGGCAGCCTTCTCCTCGGCAGCCTTCTCCTCGGCAGCGGCAGCCTTCTCCTCGGCAGCGGCAGCGGCCTCTTCCGCTGCCTTGGCCTCGGCGGCGGCTTTGTCTGCGGCCTCGTCCGAGGTGTCGGGCAGGTCGTTGCCGAAGTCGACCTGGCTGCGGTCGAAGCTGGTGATGTCAGGCCCGGAGCCCAGCGCGGTCAAATCCATATTCTTCTCCTTGTTTACGACGAGGTGGTTGTGGTTGTGTCGGCGTCGGCGGCCTCAGACGACTCGCGCATGCCCTGCGCCCGCTGAGCCGCCGCCTGCTGCTCAGCCTGTCGTTCACGCAGCACGAGGTTCTGCTCGTGCTCTTCCTGCTTCATCTGCTGCTTCTGGACGTGGTCCTGCGCCTGCATGTCGAGCTTCATCTGCATCTCTTCCTGCTTCAGACGCAGCTCCTCGCGCATCTTGGCGAGCTCCATGTCGAGGCGCTCGCGCTCCATCTGCAGCTCGGCCTGCAGCTTCATCAGCTCGGCGCCCTGCCCGCCCTGCGCCTCCTGCTGCTTGAGGGTGGTGTCGGCACCGGACTTCTCGGCGTCGACGCGCGTCTTGAGCGCCTGGGCCTCCTTGAGCGCCACCTCGGCCTCCTCGGCGCGCACGGCGCGGTCGGCCGCAGCCAAGGCTTCCGGGCTGCTCTTGGCTGCCTCCATCTGCTTGACGATCTCGGAGCGGCGCATCATGCGGCTGTTCTCGATGAGCACACTGTCGGGGATCGCAATCCCAAGCTCGCGCAGCGCCTTGGCCTGCTCGAACTGGCTGTCCTCCATCGAGGCGCGGAACGGGCTGGACGTGACGACGATGTCGTACTCGCCGATGGTCAGGTCGTTGACGATGGCACCAGTCGCCGGGTCGACCTCGTTGACCACAATCTGCTCGGGCTCGCGGGTCACGTCGTCGTGGGTGATGTTGATGATGCGGCGCTCGCCGTAGTAGCTCTGCACCAGATCGAGCACGTTGCGCGCGAGGATCCAGTCGGTGCGCTCCAGGTTGTCGAGCACCTTGGTGAGGTTCACCGAGCCGCGCTGCTGCTTGTAGGCGATGGCCTTGGCGGCGACATCTTCGCGGTCGAAGCCCTGCATCGAGTCCGAGACGTTCGAGATGCTCTTGATGGCCTCCTCGGCCTTGTAGGACAGGCGGTCGAGGCCGGTGGGGATCTGGTTGGGCTGGATCTTCTCGGCGCTCGTGACTTCGTCGAGCTCGAGCACGAGACCGGTCTGCGCGCCGTTCTGCTCCAGCTCCTCGACGCTCATGTTCTGGAGGCTGTTGCGCTTAATCTTCCAGCCGCTGTTCGCCGTCGTGTTGACGACGTGCAGCTCCTGGCTGGTGGTCTTGTTGAGGACGTCCTGCGGCCCGAGGAGGTTCTCGACGATGCCCACCGTCTGCCCGTGCAAGAAGTAGGGGAAGTACGGCACCGTGGTGAAGTGCTTGTAGGGGCTCCACTCGTCGTGCAGCACCACGTTGTCGGCGGTGACGCACCAGCGCACGCGCTTGACGAGCTTCTTGTAGGTCGAGAGCTGCCCACCGGCTTTCGCCAGGAAGGCCGCGATGCGGTCGCGGTCCCAATCGACCGGGATCGGCCGCATGTCACCCGTCGCGATGTCAACGAAGTGCTCCTGCTTGTCCAGCTTGCGGTACTGACGCTCCAGCAGGCGGATGTTCCGCTGCACGTTGGCATCGTCGGCCCGCGTCGGATAGGCCCCGTAGAGCGCGAGCTTGCCGCCGAAGCGGTCGCGCGTGCGCTCGATCGAGTCGTAGCCGTAGAGCCACTCGGAGTTGGTCTTGGCCTTCAGGTACTCCGCCTCCTCCATGCTGTAGAGGATGGCGATGTCGTCAGGCGTCACCCACTTGGTGAGCATCACGTCAGACCAGGCGTCGGGGTCGTACTCCTCGGCGTCGGGGTCGATCACGACGTTCTTGGAGTTCATCATGGAGAGTTCGACCTCGCCCTTCAGGCTGTCGCTGAACCCCATGCGGACGTCGTAGAACCCGCGCGAGCGAATGATCCCGTCGCAGAACACGTCGGAGCGCGTCCACGGCAGCTGGTTGTTCTGGCTGATCTGCATCCAGACCTTCGACAGCGCCTCGGCGACCTCGGCCGGTGCGCCTGCCGTGGGCCGGAACAGCACCTCGGTGCGGTTGTAGATCTGCTCACCCAGGATGGTGGCGACGGTCGAGATGATCTTGTTGATCGTCAGTGCGGGGCGGCGCTGCAGGCGCAGGCGATCGAGGTCGGACTGCAGCCACTGCTTGCCGACGAAGTAGTTGTCGCACTTGTCGGCCTTCTCGATGAACTCGAGGTGACCGTGGTCGCGCATGTAGACGTAGCGCTCGTACTGCTCCAGGGCCTTGGCGGTGTCAGCGGGCATTACGCGCCTCCCGGGACGATGATCCTG